GTCCACGTGGCCGGCGACGCCGTGCCGTTCGAGCAGCGCCAGGGTCTTCGCGTGCCACGCCGGGTCGTGCTCCAGGGAGGTGACGGTCCCCCCGGTCGCGGCAGCCCACAGGCCCAGGAGCAGCGTGGACGACCCGGACCCGGCCTCCACCACCGCCCGGGAGCCGTGGGTGTCGAGGTGGGCGATGAACTCTGCGGCGGACCCCCGGTCCAGGGCCCACGGCACCCTCCACGGCGCCTGGTCACCGATCAACGCCAGGACACGGTCCACGCACGCACCACCCCTTCCCCGGGCCGTGGTCGGACAGGGGAGAGGGGGTGGTCAGCGGGGCAGGAGGACCCGCAGCCGGGCGGCGTCCCTGCTGACCTGCGTGACCAGCGCCGGGTCGAACGTTGAGGTGATGACCTGGTGGACCGCGGCTGGTCCGCGCAGCGCAGCGGCCTCAACTCGGGCGTGCAGGGCCCGCAGCCTCGCCCGGGTCTCGGCGCGCGCCTTGGAGGCGGCGCCGGTGTCCGGGGCGTAGGTGAGGGACCCGGGGTGCCGGTACCGGTGGTACAGGACGTCGTCGATGACCCCGCATCCCTTCATGCCGGGCATCTGCGGGACCGCGGTCATCACCGAGTCGAAGCCGAGTCGTTCCCCGGGGTGCGGGCCGCCCACCGAGCGCAGCCACCGCGTGGACCACAGGCCTGCCATGTGCGCGCAGTGCGTGAACCTCCCGGGGACGAACGGCAGCACGTGCACCAGGTCGTCGACGCCGTCCACGGAGGTCTCGACCTGCGCGGTGAAGATCGCGGTGGTGGGTGGGTCGGTGACGGTGAGCATCGTGGCCAGCCACGCCGGGTCCGCGACGTCGTCGTGGTCGTGGACCGTCCACCACGGGGTCCGGCACGCGGCGAGGACAACGGCGTCGGCGTAGTAGCGGCCCCGGTTCACGCCGAGCTCGAAGCGCACCAGCCGCTCGTCGGTGATGTCGGCCAGGACCTTCCACGGTGGGGGGCCGCCGTCGGAGGTGACCACCAGGGTGAGATGGGGGTGGGTCTGGGCCAGGACAGCGTTCACGGCGCGGCGCAGCATCTCCGGGCGCCCGTGGAACGGCATCGACACCGTCACCGGGTCCGTGCGCGGCTCGGACGTCGGCGTGACGTACGGGTGCTTGAGGTAGTCGGCGGGGAAGTCGAAGTCGTCGGTGGGGTCACCGGGGATCACCCGCTGGGTGTCGACGAACCACGGGGGCAGGCACTGGTGGGCGCGCAGGTCCGTGCCCTGCGCGGCGCGCAGCAGCATCCACCCGGTGGGGTGCACGCGGGTGCCCTTGTGCCGGTCGACGTCCCGCGCCTGCTCGACCTCGACCAGGGCCCGGTCCAGGGCCGGGATGTCGCCGGGGTCGAACGCGGCAGCCCAGATCTCCCCGTACCGGGTGCGGGTCACGGCCGACCCGAACTGGCGGCCGAACACCCGGTACCCACTGTCCGGGCGGGTCGCGAGCGCGAACGCGGCCTGTGACCAGCACACGTCCCCGAGCAGCAGCAGCGTCCGGTCATGGTCGTGCCACAGGCCCCTAGTGGACTCGTACTCGCTGCGTCCGGAGCCCGGGCCCCGGGCGTGGAACGTTGCGCCCGGCACCCGGTACGCGGGGTCATCGACCGGGCCGGTGACGTGCACATCGGGGGTGACCGCGAGCGCCATGCGCACCGTGCGGTGCAGCAGCGGCTCCCCGTACACGGGCGCAAGGTGCGGTGAGGCGCCGAGGTCCGCGGGCCACCGGCCCCGTTTCCCGGCGGCGGCGATAACGATCCTCAAGTGAGCGCGGTCCTTTCGATGTCGGTGAGCCGGTGCCGCCACAGGTGCCGGCGCTCGACCACATCCATGCCGGCCTCGGACATCTCCCGGCGTCGCGCTGGGGTCAGGTCGGCGATCTGCTGGGCGAGGCCGGTGAAGCCGTACGGCTCGAACAGGAGCATCACCTCGCCGGTGAACCCCTGGCCGGCGAGGCCTTGGCGGGTCGGGTGGGCGAGGATCCCTCCGCGGGCCAGGGTCGTGGGGATCCGGTCGGACCAGTACCAGTCCCCTGGGGCGCTGTCCCCGATGGCGACCTTCGCGGTGGCGTACAGGTCAGCGAGGTCACGGCCCCACACGCCCTTGGTGTAGGACCGGAACGTCGGGTACCGCTTGCCGGCCCAGGCGATGAGCTGTGACCGGTGGTCGCCGTGGGTGGCGGCGATGTTCGACCCGACGAACACCACCCCAGCGGGCCAGCGGCTCCGGTCCCTGGTGCCGTGGCCGAGCGTGGACGCCGCGACCGCCGGCGGGCACCATCGGTGGGTGACGCCTCGGGCAGCGAACCTCGCCTCGTTGCCGCCGTCGGCGGTGAACACGTACTGGCATGACCACCACGGGCTCACCCCGACCTGCGCTTCCCTGTGCGGCACCCCCCAGTACTTGTCCATGTGCAGGCCCACGGTGACGGTGCCGCCGTCCTCGACGCGGCGCAGCATGCCCCGGACGTCGCCGCGCGGGTTGTGGCCGTGGGTGCGGGCCCAGATGAGCAGGTCCGCGCCGGTGCAGGCCTGCACCACCGTGTCACAGGAGGTGCCCTTGGTGGGCAGGTGCATGACGTTCCAGCCGAGGGCCCCGGCTTCCTCGCACAGGTCGTCTTTCCACCGGCACGCGTTCAGCGGCTGGGGGATGCCGAGGACGACGACACGGAGCCTGGTCACCGGCGCCTACCGTCATGGTCGCCGGCCACCGACGCGCCCCTTTCCCTGAATCTTCTCTCCCTGCCGACGGTGTCCAGCCGGGGGTCAGCCGGGTTTGCGGACCAGGGCGAGGACCCCGCGGTCGTGACGTTGTCCGGCCACGATCGGACGCCCCGACCAGTCGAGGATCGTGGTCTGCCCGAGGGGCTCGAACAGGCCGAGGAAGTCCGCGACCGTGTTGTGGTGCACCCGGTCGACGGGCCGGGCACCGGACAGGGACGTGGACATCATCACCGCGAGGAGGGCACCGGGGGCGACGAGGTCCCGCATGACCCTCGCGGTGCATGCCGGGACGTCCACGCCGTGCCGGTTGGTCCCGGTCAGCTCGTAGTGGAACCAGGACAGGCCCCGGGCGAACACCGCACCCGGGCGGTCAGTGGCCCATTGGGCGGCGTCCGCGCACACCACGTCCAGGGTCGGGTAGGTGGCCCGGCCCTTCGCGGCTCCGGCGACGGACACTTCCACGGCGGTGACGTCCATGCCGAGCCGGGCGAGGGCCGCGGCGTGCACGCAGTCCCCTGCGCCGAGTTCGATGACCCTGGTGCCCTTGGCCCAGCCGGTGGCCGGGAGTAGCACCGTGTCGAGCCACGCCTGTTCCACGTCCGGGTTGTGACCGAACCCGCCGCGCCCGTAGATGCGCTCGTAGTCGGCGTACCGGCCGCCGTCCAGCGGCGCGGGCGCGGGTTTCCGGGTGCGGGCGCGCGGCGCCCGGGTGCGCTGCCGCGAGGCCTTCGGCTCTGCCATGGCGGTGAGTCATCTCCCTTGTGGGTGTGCGGACGGGACGTGGGTGGCCCCGACCGCTCCCTCGGGGAGTGTGGGGGGCGGCAGCAGCACCCTCGCGGGGGTCAGTGCAGGAGGATCCCCCAGCCCTCGTAGGCGGGGGAGTGGACGCCAGCGGCGGACACGGCTAGGGCGGGGAGGGCGACCACAGCGGTCCCGGTGGCGGCCACTCGACCCACAGCGGCGACCGTGACCCCCGCGAGCGTGACGGAGGCCGTTCCGGGAGTGACGACCCGACCCACCGCGGCCACGGATAGCGGCCCGAGGCTTACTGCTGCCGTGCCATGGACCGTGACTGTCCCGGCCGCGGAGACGTTCACGCCGCCGAGGGTGACGTCCACCTGTCCGCGGGTGGTCGATGTGCCCGAGGCCGCGACACTCAGCGGCCCCAGCGGCACCGACGCGGCCCCACGGGTGGCTTCCCCGGCCGCTACCCCGACAACCCCGGCGAGCGGCGCCCCGGCGAACATCCCCCAGACGGTGGTCACAGCAAAGCGACCCGCAGGTTGTAGGTGTCACCCTCTGCGTCACCAATGAAATGCCTGGCGTCAGGTGTGTAAGCAACGAGTTGCAGCATCGACCCTGCGCGCACGTACATGCCCCCACTCACCTCGCACCTACTGGTGATCACAGATGTCACTGTCGAGCGGACACTGGACCCATCGGACCCGTCCGCTCTGACCTCGTTGACGTACAGCGCGAGGTAGCCGGAGAGAGTCGATGACAGGTTCGCCCGGGCCGAGCAGGCACACCACCCGTCCACCGGGACGATGATCGCCTGGTCCTTCAGGCTGACCCGCAGCGGCGGGGCGACACACACGATCGTGTCGAAGCCGACCAGGGTGCGATAGCCGGTGCCATAGTCGGTGACGTCAGCCGATGAGCGGCACATTCCGGCACCGGGGGCCCCGCTCACAGGTAGGCAACCCGGAAATAATACTGGTTACTGTCTCCACCGACGAAACTCGCGGACGACGACGTGTACATTCCCACCCGCAGGCTGTTTCCTGCCCTCGCGTAGAAGACCCCGGCCGTAGCCGCCTCAATCGTCGGTGATGACCACTGAGTCCCCAGCACGGGAACCTCGCCGGTCGTGATGTTGTTAACTGTCATCCTGTGGTACCCGCTTACAGCGGAGGAATATCGTACGTGCGCCGTGCCGAAGTACCACCCGTCCACCGGGACGATGATCGCCTGGTCCTTCAGGCTCGTGACGAAGCCGGGGTCGGCGCTGACCGTGTCGAACCCGGCGAGATACCTGGTGCCGGTAGCCGAGTCGGCCGCGTCAGCACTAGCCCTGCGCAGGGCAACCCCGGTACCCCGGAAGGACGGCGCACCGGACAGCATCGGGTTCACAATCAGGCTCTCTCACAGAATCCGTGTACGACCAGAACCCCGGCGGTAGGCGCGACAGTGATCCCGAACCGCAGGTCGGTGTCGGCCGGGAAACCCCACCCGCAGAACGGTATCTCCGTGATCAATCCCGTTACTGTCGTGGACGCCGCCGCCGGGTCGCCGAAGTCGTACTCCCAGCACAGCCGCGTGTTCGTCCCGTCGTAAGTGAACATCGTCATCACGGAGTCAGCGAGGTCAGTGGCCTGGCACAACACCAGGCGGTTTAGTTGCCAGTCAGTCTCCGGTGGGCCGGACGTGGTCCCCGTCCACGTCGGTGTCTCCAACGTCCCGGAGCCGTCGCGGCTTGTGTTCGCCGTGTCGACCAACGCCGTGAACATGCACTTCGTGGCCACCCAGATCGGGGAGGTTCCCATTACCTGACTCCCATCGTCCACAGTGCGGCTGCGGTGAGCGCGTCACGGGCGTCGACCATCTCAGCGGTCCACCCGAGCATGATCTGGTCCCCGACGACGATTATCCGGGCCGATGTGCTTCCCTGTGCGCGCATGATCGTGGCGGTGTCGGTGGAGAGCGCGGTTACGAGCACGATCTCCGCGTTCGTCTTGGTCGGTGTCTCCCCGTCCGGATACACCGTCGCGTACCAGGTCCCCTCCGTTTCCGGGTCAGGGAACAGTGCCCCTTCCCCTGTCGCGACGACCAGCGAAGTCCCCGAGTCCGCCGGGTCCGGGGCCGTGGCGACCGTCGAGTTCGCGAGGTTCCTCACCCCGGAGAAGGCCACGGCTAGGACGCGACCGGGAGGGACACGTCCAGGCCGCCGATGGGGATCGTGAAGTCGTTCCCGGCGGTCACCGCCGACGCGGTGATCGCCCCGGACGCCTGGAAGTTCCCCGCCGACAGGTCGTCCCACAGGGTGCAGTGCGTGTAGTCCTCTGACCCCGCGACACCCTCCCAGGTGAGAGCCACAGTGTTGGAGATCGCCCCGGATGCTGCGGCGTCCCCGAACGTGGCCTGGATCCGGTCGGTCTCCGTCGCGACGTTCGCCGTGCCGTCAGCCCCGGGTGCGGCGGTGTGCAACTGCACGTAGATCACTGCGGGCTCAGTCCATGACACGGACCGGCACAGCGCGTCGAGGATCGCGTTCGCGACCCCTGCGGCGAAGCCCTCGGCCATTCCGTCCTCCAGTAAATGTTGGGCGGCACAGTGGGCCGCTACAAGGTGGGAAGTGCCCGGGACACCGCCGGGCGGGTCAGGAGCCGGTGGGTGCGGTGAGGTGCACGATCACCGTGAGTCGGCGGGCCGCCGCGTCGACCTGGGCGACACGCACGGCCATCAGGTCGCCCTCGGTGAGGTCGGTGACATCCGGGACCTCCACGGCCTGCGTGGCACCGACCGCGATGGACGGCCGGTCGGCGGGGTCGGTCCACAGGGACACCCCGGCGGCGGTGACGTCCACGACCACAGCCGAAACGGCGGGCGAGGTGGCCACCACGGCGGCCACCGACGCGACCGTCGCGTCCTGCGGGACCCGCCACACGTACGCGTCGCCGGTGACCACCAGGCCCGGTCCCTGCGACCATGACACCGACCCGAGCCCCGGTTCGCCCTGCGCGCCCCGGGTCCCCAGGATCGTCGCCGTCACCGGTGTCGGGCGCGGGTCGACGACCCCGACCGTCACCCCGTCCCGCAGGTTGATCGTCACGCGACCACCACCAGGTCACCGGTGGCGGCGACGAACGGGGACCCCGACTGGACGAGCAGCAGCCGCGTGTCGTAGTGCCCCGCAGCCAGGTCCGTGTCGTCCTCGTCCAGGTCCCACGTGGCGACCCCGTCCGCTACGGTCGCGTCCCACTCCAGGTCCGTGCCGGCCTGGTCCACGGCCAGCCGCACCGTCACCCCAGTCAGGTCAGCGTGAACGTCCAGGTCGTCGTCGGTCCAGAACTCCAGGGCGAACGCGCACGCCCCCTGCCGGGCTACGGTCACCGACAGGTCGACCGGCGCCTGCCCGAGCGCGATCGTCGTCACAGGGGCCCCCTCGCGAGTAGACGTGACTGGCGGGTGTCGGCGCCCCGGGCGTACGCGGCGTGCGCGTCCGTGCCCCCGCGTCGCTGCGCGGCGTGCAACGGCGGCACCCCGGCGATCGAGATGTCCGTGTAGGTGACGGTGCCCGTGAACGTCGCGGTGACCGACACCGGGCTGATCCGCGCCAGAGTCACCTCCGACCCGCTGCCCGGGGTCGCGCCCGGCGCTGCCCCAAGGTCCGTGTCGGAGTTCGACGCGACGAACGCCCACAGCGCCTGATCGGTGAGGACCTCATCCCACGGGACGTCCACGGTCTCTCCGCCACCGGATGCGGTGAAGTACCCGACGGTCGGGCCAGGGGCCTCACCGGGGGAGAGCCATATGTCGGCTCCGCTGTCGGTGCGCCGGAACACGTTCACGCCGATCGACGCGGTCCCGACGTAGGAGGACGCGGCGAACGTCACCGTCGCGGTGATCGTGGTGACAGCGGCCCCGGTCACAGCCAGGCCCTCCTGCCCCGCCGGGAGCACTGCCGCCGCGGCAGCCAGCCACGACGGCGAATACGGGACGATGCCCATGAACGTCAGGGGCGACATGACCCGCGTGACCTGGGCGACCTGCACCCCGTAGGACGACACCAGGAACGGGACGACCGGCACCTGCCAGTCTGTCTGCCACCCGACGAGCGCGTCGCCGACCCCGAACCCCCCGTAGTGCGGGTTCTCCGGGCCCAGGGCCGGGCACGCCGCGCCCACCTCGTACCCGGCGCTGGACTGCGGTGCCTTCGACGCGTGCGCGGCGTGGTGGGCGACGCACGCCCGAGCCGAGGCGTCCACGTGCGGGTACTGGGCCCCGTAGTAGCCGGTGACCGACTGGTACCAGACAGCCAGCGACTGCCGGAACGTGTACCCGGACGTGGCCACGGGGACGACCGCGGTGTGTTCCCCGGGGACGATGACCGTCGGCACCGTTCACCCCTCCATCGGCGCCGGCCACAGCCGACCCACGATGCTGCAGTCGGTGGGGGACCAGAAGAACACGCGCAGGAACGGGGGCCGGTTCGACGCGTACTCCCATGACGCGGCCGAACGCAGCTTCCCGGTGAGGGTCGTGGACGTGCCGGGGGAGTAGGGACTGTCCTCGTACCCGGGGTCGTACCCGGCGGCCTGCCCCGGTCCGCCGATGCCCTGGATGAACCCCAGGGCCGGGTAGGAGCCGGGGAGCCGGTCGTAGGGCCCGTACCCGGACTTCGTCTCCGCCAGCGGGTTCGGACCCACATACTTGATCATCTGGGCGGGGGTGACGGTCACGTCCCCGAAGAACGCCACCGTGAACTTCGCCGCAGGGGTCGTCGTCAACTCGACCTTCGCGACCCTGCCGGACTGTGACACGGGCACATCCACGTACACCCACAGGCCGCCGATCAACGCGGTGCGGCGGATGATCCCCCCGCATGACTCCCCGTCGAACGGCACCACACTGTCCGCGGTGACCTTCGACCGGCGTAGCTTCCGCGCCGGCAACCTGACCGGGTCCTCCCTGGTTTCGGCGTCCCGGGCGAGGATCCCCGCCACGGTCAGCAGGTCCCGGGCGTACTCGTCCACGGTCAGCACCACCGTGCCGGTGTCCGTCGCGGAGTTCGGTGGGCGGGCCTCCACGCCCACCACGTGCAGGGTCTTCGTCGCCCCCCGGACCCCCGGCACGGACACGCGCATGCCCTCGGTGATGTCCCACCTGGACATCTCCGGCGGGTCCACCGGCAGGGTGATGGTCCCGGTCAGCCCGGGGGTGGGGGCGCGGAGCAGTTCCGCGGCGGCGGATCTCCTGGCCTCGGCCTTCGTGATCCCGGCCTCGTACTGGCGGTCTACCTCTACCCGCAGGGTGTCCGGGTCGTAGCCGGGGTTCGCTCCGGCGTCGGTGCCGTCCGGGTAGTAGTTGCGGGGCTTCACCGCGGACTTGATCGCCAAGGGGAGCCGGAACGCGCCGTCCAGGGTGTCGGTGAGGTACTGGGGGAAGCACGCGGCCCACGTCTGGGGGCCGACGATCCCGTCGATGAGCAGCCCGTAGTGGGACTGCACGACCCGCACGTCGGAGGCGTCCGCCGCGCTGTACACGCCGTCGACGGTGACCGCGACCCCGCGGATGTTCAGGTCGTTCAGCCGTTCCTGCAGGTCGGACACGCCCGTGCCGGTCAGGGTGTCGGCGTCGACCGTCCCGGTCGTCATGACCTCCAGCGGGGATGTGGGCAGCGGGTACGCCTTGTAGGTGTCCGTGCTGGCCTTCGGGTACACCCACCCGGCCCACGCGTACCCGGTCGGGTTCACCCCGGACCCGTAGACGGCGTTCGGGGTCTCGGTGGCGTCCAGGATCAGTTCGGTGTCCCAGTACGCCCCGGGCCGGATCGTGATCGACGCCGCGGCTGCGAGGGCCTTCAACCGGATCTCGTAGGTGCGGGGGGTGCCGGTTCGGGCCACGGTCCAGCAGCCCGTGCCGTCCTCCGTTGTCCCGTACACGCCCAGCAGCTCCTGCACGTACTGCAGCACCGACTGGTCCGACGACCCGCGTTTGCGGCAGTCGACGCCGGTGGCGACCTTCGTGACCTTCGCGATCCGCCGGGAGATCACTTCCTTGTTGAAGGCGCGGGCGATGACCGTGCCGAGGTCGGTGGCCGGCAGGTACGGCGGCGGCTTGTGGATCTGCAGGTCAGCGGCCCAGATGTCCCCGATGAGGGTGAGGGTCACCGACCTTCCGCCGGGCCCGGCCTTGATGCCCTCCGACGGGATGAGCCCGGACCACAGGACGGTGGTCGACGACCCGTTCGCGTGGAGCCGCACGATGTCCACGTCGTGGCCGATCGCCAGCCACGCCAGTGACCCGGACCGGGCCTCCCACGGGCCGATCTGCGGGAACGTGACCTGCGCCGGCCCGCACCCGAACGGCTCCATCAACTGGTACCTGTCGATGACGCACGGCACGTCCCGGAACCGGGTGACGTCGGTGCCGTCGACGATGACCCGGAACGTTCCCCAGTCCGTCTCGGTCCACGCTGTCGCGGCCCACGCCACGGGACGCCCGTCAGTCAGGGACGGTGCGGGCACCGTAGGGGATCGGCGTTGCAGCAGCGGGGCGTCGGTGTACGGGGTTAGCGCCGGCACCGCGGGTGCTGCACTTGCCGGCCACGTCGACGGCAGGGCCGTTGCGTGCCTCGGTCCCACGGCGGTGATCCGCACCCCGGCCGGCGGGTACACCGGCGCGACGACCACCGTGTACGTGGCATCCGCTGTCACGGCCTGGGTGATGGTCCCGGTTGACGACGAGGACAGGACCGCGCCCGTGGAGTCCAGGACGTACAGGTCCACGACGAACCCGGACCCGGGTTCCTCGGCGGTGACGACCAGGTCCCCGTCGTCCTCGGCGGTGTAGGTGTAGCGGACCGCCTGGTCCCCGGCGACGGCGTCCACGGGGGCCTCGGACGCGTCGACCTCGTCGGTGAACAGTGCGTCGTCAGAGGTGATGTTCAGGTCCTGGTAGCGGACCGTGGTGAACGACAGGATCGCCCCGGCGGACAGGCATCCCAGTGCGACGGTCGCCGGGGTGACCAGGACGCTCGCCGTGACCGCGGAGGTCACAACCCCCGGCGTGGCGTAGTAGAACGTTCCACTGTTCCCGCCGGGGGCCGGGCCGTCCGTAGCCGGGGACGTCACCCACACCACGGACCCGGTCGGCGACGACTCGAACTCCTCGACGCCGTCCCCGTAGTCGGGGATGAACGACGCCGCGGAGGACCCCTGGTGGGCCGACACCCACAGGCCCAGGGTGTTCTCCACCCACGTGGCCATGTCCACGGCAAGGGTCGTCGCCGCGTACGTGTCGTTGGAGTACCGGTAGGTGTCGACCCCGCTGATCGGGTCGTCCAGGTCGAACGTCCCGGACTCGACGACGACCAGCGCCCACGACCCGTACACGGTCCCGCCGGTGGTGTCCGCGCCCCCGGTGTCCCAGACGACCGTCCCAGCAGCGATGTCACCGGCGGACAGGATCCGCCAGGCAACGACACCCCAGCCCCACCGGTCGGAGTCGTCGGTCCCGGTGACCGTGTCCTCGGTGGTCCACCCGGGGCCCGTCGCGGACACGGGGGTGCGGTGGCATGCCACCAGGATCGCGAGGTCCCCGGCCACAGCGGACCCGTGGATCGCCCCGGACTGCTGCTTCGCGCTGGAGGTGACCCGGGCCCCGGTGATGCCCCGGACCCTGGGGGGGACGATCAGGGTGGTGTGGTCGGTGAACGACCCGACAGCACCGTGAACACCGGTGAACGAGCCCTGGTCTCCGGTGTTGACCCGGAACTCACCCGGGGGGATGGTGCCCAGCCACCACTCCGCGGCGGCCTTCCCCGCGGGCCCCACGTACTGGCCGGTGCTCGGCGCCCCGAGCGCCGCGGCGGGGGACACCCCGACACGCAGGACGGTCGGGCGCTGCCCGTCCCGCCCGTACCCGCGCGCCGACACGACCCGTCAGCCCTGCGTGTAGACGACAGTCGCGTCCAGGTTCCCCAGCGTCGTCGTGGTCGGCAGCACCACCAGGAACGGCACCGACGCGTCGTACAGGCGCGGCATGCCGAGCTCGATGAGCCCCACCCGGCCCTCCCCGGACGTCACCGGCGGCACCATCACCGAGGCCAGGACCCGGTACTGGACCAGGTGCACGGTCCCCGACACCAGCGACGTCCCCAGGGTCAGGCCCTCAACCGACCTGACCCCGGTGTCGCCGGCCGCGAGCTGGAACGGCACGAACGTGCCAACTGCGGCGGTCGTCGGCCACGACGCCATCGTCGCGGTCTGCGCCGCGTTCCCGTCCTGGTCGGTGTAGTTCGCGGTGATCGTCGTGACGGTCCCGGACGACCCGGTGGCCCCGGACACCTCCAGTGCCAGGAGCACCCCGTCGCCGTCCGTGCCCCCGTTCGCGTCCCGCGACGGGATCCCCGGGTGGGAGATGGCCTGCTCCGTGGTGGTCGTCGCCGTGATCCCCGAGTTGTGCCACAGGCGGTCCAGCAGCCACACCCTGGACATCCCGGACGCGGACTGCGACGCGGCCAGGGACAGCAGGTGAATGTTCTTCCCGCCAACGGCGGCGGGGAACGGGACCTGCCCGGCGTAGGCGGTGAGCGCCGCCCCGTCGATACCCGGTGCGGGTGCCGCACCGGCACCGGGTCGCCCCGAGGCGTACAGGGTCGAGTGCAGGACCCCGGCGGCCTCCGCGGTCGCCGACACCTTGAGGACCGCCTCCGGGGGCAGGGCCCCGGCGATCGCCGTGTCATAGCTGGTGATAGCCACAGGCCCTCCTCAGGCGGATGCGACGGCGTTGAGATCCACGGTCCCGGACGCCACCTGGTAGGTGCCCTGCGCGGCGTACGCCTCGTCGGCGACCTGGTAGTAGCCGCGGAACACCGGCCCCGCTGCCGTCCACAGGCCGATGTACTTCACGGTCGTCGACGCCGGGATGTCGAAGGTCTCCGGGCCGGACAGGGCGATCGACCCACCCGAGGCAGCGTCGAACGCGCACGCCTGCCGCGCGTACGCCGGGGTCCCACCAGTGATCTCGTTGGTGCCCGTAGACCCGGGGGAGTCGTCGTGCAGGGACATCTCGTCGACCACGGCGGCGAGCGCGTCGAGCATCAGGTCCTTCGCGCCCTCGGTGAGAGGCATCGGTCAGCTCCCGGTGTCGGGGACGGGGTGGACGGGGATCGACAGGGTCACGTCGACGTAGCACACGGCGAGGTTCCCCACGTCGAACGGGTTGGTGACGTTCGCGGCGCGGCACGTCCACGTCTGCACGACGGTCTCGACGGTCTGCTCGAGTAGCCACGACGACGCGGTAGCGGCTGCGACGAGCGTGTTGCGGTTCGACCAGGCCGTGGCCCACGTCGAGCCCTGGCAGCGGATCACGACCCCGAGGACGCCCTCGCCGAGGACGGATGACACTTCGGCGGCGCCGTGCATGTCGGGGGTGGTGACCACGGCCCGCTGCCGGGTCTCCTCGATCAACGCCACACCCTTGATCACGTAGGAGGACTCGTCGGCCGAGGAGACCTTCAGGACGGTGGCGCCGGCCGAGGACTGGAAGTCGAGGGTCAGGTCGTAGTCGGCCATCACATCACCGGATCCCGGCGGTGGCGTCGAAGGACCGGCGCTGCCCCCAGCCCACGAACGACCGGGCGTCCTGGGTGAGGACGGTGCCGACGTGCACCGTGGCCGCGGTGGTGTGGGTCTGCTGCACGGGGACCATCACGACCTGCGGGGAGGACGATGCCATCGGCGCGGCGGCGCGGGCACCGACCTGCCCGCCGGTGGCGTAGCCGGGTAGGCGCCCGGCGTTGATGGCCTCCAGCAGCGGCAGGTGCCGGCGGGCCTCCCTGGCCTTGACCACGTACTCCTCGGGCATGAGCAGCGCCGGCACGGAGTCCTTGCCGGGGGTGCCGGCGCTGGCGGGGATCTTCCCGCCTTCGGCGCGGGCGAACGTCCCGGCACGCGCCCACCTGGCCCTAGCCGCGGACTCCCCGCCGTAGTTCTCGTACACCTCCCGCACCGTCAACGTGATCGTCTTCTTCATCGGCAGGGACCGCACCGCGCTGTACAGGTCCTTCGCCTGCTTCTTTGCGGCAGCCGCATTCTTCAAATAGATTTCCGTGACAGCCCGACGCGGCAAGTCATAGATTTTGTCCGCGTACGCGGTCGCGGCCTTCTTGGACATGCCGAACTTCTCGGCGGTGCGGATCAGGTCAGCGCGGGTCTCGGCCATCGCACGGTTGAACTTCGCCTGCGGCTCACCCTGGTCGACCATGACCTGCAGGTGCTCCAGGCCGGCCTTCGCCAACGCGTCCAGGGCCTCAGCGTTCGCCCGGCCCTTCTCGGTGCCGTCCTTGAGAGTCTCCCCGTTCTTCTTCGCCGCAGCCGACGCCTCGTCCAAGGCGGACTCATAGTTGCGGGCGGCCTCCCGGCCGGTCAGGAACAGATTGTTCGAGGCATCCAAGGCATCCTTGAGGCCCTGCAGCGCCTCCTCCTGCTCCTCGGTCGCCTCCGTGGCCCCGGCCATCGCATCCGAATACCGGTTGACTCCACCAGCGGTCGCCTCCGCGGACTCACCCAGGCCATCCATCGCCTCCGAGGACAGTTGGATGGCCTGCCGCTGCTTACCGACCTCGTTCGCTGAGTCACCGAGGAACTGGAGGATGTACCCGAGTTCCTGGATACGCCGCTGGTCCCCGGCAGCGAACGCCGCGGCCATCTGCTGCTTGAGTCTGGTCATCGCCGGCCCGTTACCCTCAGCCGCGACCTGGATCTCCGACAGCGACAGGCCGATGGACTTCGCCCGCTCGTTGATGGACCTGGTGTCCTCGCCGCGTAGAAGCCAGTCCGGCAGGACCTCGCTGCCTGGTCGTCGCGCCGACAGCTGATCCTGGATGACCTTCCTGGCGGCACCGGTCACCGCACCGGTCTGCTGGTCCAGGGCCTCCCTGAGCTGACGTGAAGACTCGGCGGCCTGATGCTGCCGCTCGATCCACGTGTCCAGCGCGATCGTCCCCAAGGCGAGCGCCGCGCCCCACGGGCCGCCGACGAACCTGGCGATGCCGCCGAGCCTCGACCTGGTCGTTGCGGCCGTGATGTTCAGGGCCGCCATCGCTGCCTTGGTCTCGACGATCGCAGGCACGACCTTCAAGAACCCGGCTGCGGCCAGCCCGGTGACGCCGGCGGCCAGCCCGATGACGGTGACAGTGTGCGACACCCCAGACGGGAGGCTCGCGAACGCGTCGACTGCCTTCGTGGCCTCCTGGGTGAGCATCCGCAGCCCACCGGCCCCACCTGCACCCGCCTCGATCAGGGACGTCTCGATGGCCCCACCGAGCTTCTCGATGTCCCCGCGGAGGTTGTCCTGGGCCTTCGCCGCTTGGCGGGCCGCGTACCCCTGGTCCTCCACGGCATCGATCCACGTCTGGATGCCCTGCGCCCCCTCCTTGTAGAGGACATTCGCGGCGCGGATCGCATCACTACCGAAGATCGTGAACATGGTGGACATGCGCTGCTCCTGGGTGAGCCCAGAGAGCTTCTCCTGAAGTTGCCCGGCGACATTGGTGATGCCGACGAACTGGCCCTGCGCGTCGTAGAAGTCCAGGCCGAGTTCCTTCATCGCCGACGCCGCCGCAGCGGACTTCGGCTGCAGGAACGCCAACATCGTCTTCAGTGAGGTTCCGGCGTCGGAGCCGAGGAGCGCGTTCTGCGCGAACGCAGCCAACGTGCCCACCGTGTCGGTCAGGGACATGCCCAGTTGGTTCGCGACCAGCCCGGACATCTTCAGGGCGTAGCCCATCTGCTGCACGGACCCGACGGCCTTCCCGGCGCCGGCAGCGAGCGCGTCAGCGACCAGGGGGACCTCGGAGGCGTTCATGGAGAACGTCTTCATGGCGTTCGCTGCGAGCTCGGCGGAGTCCCCGAGCTCCATGTTCCCGGCGGCGGCAAGACTCATGGCGGCCGTCAGCCCGCCGCCGACGATCTCCGCGACGGACAGGCCGGCCTTCGCCAGTTCTTCCTCGGCGACAGCGGCCTCGGTCGCCGAGTACTTCGTGGCCTTCCCGGCCTCCAGGGCAGCGACCTTGAGTTTGTCCATGGAAGCCGCGTCAGCGTCCATCGCGGCACTGACCCGGCTCATCTGCGACTCGAAGTCCGCGTATCCCTTCACCGCGAGGGCGGTGGCGGCGAGGACCGCCGCCGACGTCATACCGAGGGTGGTGCCGAGCTCACCCATGGCGGCGTGCCGCTCGTCAGCGGACCGCTTCGCTTCCCGCGCGGCGGCCTTCTCCGCCGCGGCGACCCGGCGGGCGGCGCGTTCCTGCTCGGCCGCGGATTTCTTCGCCGCTGCGGCCTCACGGTCAGCGGCCTTCTCCGCCGCGGCGGCCTTGCGTGCCTGTGCCCGCTCGGCTGCGGCAGTGGCCTTCTTGGATGCCGTCTGCTCCCGCGCGGCGGCCTTCTCCGCCGCGGCGGACTCGCGGGTCGCGGCCTTCTCCGCTGCCGCGGCGGCCTTCTGGATGTCTTTGGCGGCCTGCTGCTCCGCCGCAGAGATCTTCTTCGCCGAGGCCTCGATGTCGCCGGCGGCCTTCTTCGCCGCGGACGCCATCTCCCCGGTGGCCTTCTTCGTGACCTGCGCGGACTTCGCGGTGGCGGTGTCGTACTGAGTGAAGTCCGCCCGGAGTTTCGCGGTGACCGACCTGACCTGGTTGTCCGGCACGGGGGTGCACCCCCCGTCACTGCGGTCAGCGGACGGTGCGGGCCTGCCTGGTCGAGAACCAGTGCAGGGCACCGGGGTGCGCCGCAGGCCTGGTGTCCGGTCCCGGGTTGCGGTGGGCGTCCTCGGCCTTCGCGAGGGCCGTGCACGCGTGGCAGCGGGTCGGCGGACCCACCAGGTAGGTGTGCGTGGACTCCCGGTTGTCCGGGTCAGCGGCCGGCGACGTGCATTCCTCGACGGGGTGCCCGCATCCCCTGCACAGGCCGTCCTCGTGGACGGTCAACGCCATGGCCAACAGGACGTCCTTCTCGCCCCAGCCGTGCTCGCGGGCCCTGCCGGTGTCCAGCATCACCGTCGGTGGCACCGCCCACGACCGGGCGGTGCGCGCCGCGATCAGGAGGTCTGAGCCTCCTGCGCTGCCGCTGTTGAGTGCGCGAGCGAGAAAGGGACACTGACCTGCTGCTGGGACACCGCCCACACCGCCGCCCAGCACGCATCGAACTGTCCATCGCCAACCGCGATGCGCATTTGCCTGGCCTGGGACACAGTCATCGGATGGGACACGCACGCCGCGGCGATCCACCGGACCTGACGCTCCACGGGGTCCAGCTTCCCGTCCTCGCCCCTCACCGAAGCGTCAAGTTCCTGCTGCACCTCATACGGGAGTGCCTGGAAACGCATGTCGATCGTGGACGCGTCGATCTCCGCGCGGACCTGCGTCATCCGCGCCACGATCCGCGGCTCCTCCGGGTCCGTCTGGGCCACGAACATGCCCGGCCTGGTGGACCTGGACCCGGGGACCCGCAGGTCCGCGAGGCGCGCGTCCAGCTCCTCGTACTCGCCCAGCAGGTGCCCCGCTCCGATGACCCGCACGTGCTTCGTCGGGGGCCTGGAGTTCGCCAGCCACGCCCCGAGATCGAAGCCGTCCACGAGCGGCAGGTCCTGCGGGGCGGGCACCTGGCCCAGGTCGGCGGTCTGCTCAGTCATGAACCCACCATCGACCCAGGCGGCGACACCCTCGGCGGTCAGGACGCCCCACCGACAGTCACGTCGGTCTGCACGGCGTTCCTCACGTGCATCGTCTGCTCCACGCGCAGCACCGTGTTCGCCTCCGGTGACACCTTCGACTGCACGCCGCACGTCACGGGCCACACGTCCACGATGTCCCCGTCGGCGAACGCCGTGTCGTAGTCCACACCGGACCTCACCACGATGTAGCCCTGCGTGCCGCGCTTCAACGTCTCGTAGGCGACGTTCTCGGTGTCCCCTGGGGCGGCCTGCTGGTCGTACACGTACTTGATCGTCAGTCCGCGGCTGTAGCGGCCCGGTGCGGCGAACGACTGCGTGGTCGACAGCCGCTCGTCGGCGACGGTCTGCTCTTCGGAGGTGGTGTTGAACCCGTCGGCGGTCAGGTACCCGGTGATGTTGGTGACGGTGCCTGCGATCAGTTCCGCCTCGGCGGGGGCGGTGACGTCCGCGATCCCACCGGTGGGGACCCACAGGACGGCCATCTTGCCGTCGGCGACGACTGCGGTGGGGATGACGACGGTCATTGGTGCGGCCCTCCTCGTGGGGGGATCTCAGGTGGTGTCGGCCCCGGAAGCGGGCACGGTGAAACACCCCGGCGCCAGGCGTGGCGCGGGGGAGACGGTGGGTCAGGAGCCGGTGGACTTCCCGGCGAACGTGCCCTGGAACTGCAACGGGACCGTGTACCGGGGCGGGTCAGGGGACCCCGGGGACCCCGGCGGGTCCTGGCGCGGCACCCCCGCGGTGTACCCGGGGGGGATCGTGAGCCGCGCGGACTGCCCGTCGGCGAGGGACACGCTCGCCCCGTCGGTGGCGGCCATGACCCGGTCCGCGGCGGACAGGGCCCTCGGCAGGGTGCCGCCGACGCACTTCACGTACCAGGTGAGCGTCCGGGACCCCTCCGTGCCCGTCAGACGGTGCTGCGCCGCGCCCGGGTCGCAGTGGACCACCGCGTATGGGTGCGGGCCCAGCGAGTCGGCCGCGACATCCCCCGGCGCCCTGGCCGGGTACACCCCGTAGGTGGCCGTGTCGTCGGCGTTCAGGGGCGGGAGGATCTCGTCGCGCAGCAGGTCCACCATCGCGTCGAGGGCCTCACGGGACGCGATCCGCTCGTAGGCCACCGCCGCACCCCCACCTCAGATCGGTGTGGCGATGGACGCGATCGCGGCCGTGAACACCGGCCAGTGCTTGTCGAACGGGGGGTCCATGTACGGCTGAGGCCCCATGAACTCCGTTCCCCAGTTCACGTACCCGCCGTAGGAGGCGGTGGGCCCGACCTCCCCGGACAGGTTCTGCGCGGTCGCCTTCGTCCGGGAGATCGACGCCTTCAGGTTCCCGGTGTCCACCGGCACGATGGCCTTCGCGTCCCGCTCGATGTCCGCCAGGCTCTTGTTGAGGACGACCGCGGCCTTGGCCTTGGTCTTCGCGCTGGCCTTCCCGAGGTCAGCGGCGATCTCGTACAACTCCTCGATGCCCTCGAACCACACCGTGGCCACGGCACACCCCCCGTCAGGTGCGGAGGTTCACGGTGCACGTCAAGGCCCTCGACCAGGCCGTGGACGCCCCACCGACATCAGCGACCGTGAGGGTCGCGGTCGCGAGCTCGTCGACGCCGGTCACCGCGACCTGGTCACCGACCCGCACCCCGTCCTCCGCGAGGGGGATCTCCACGAGGTAGTCGCGGGTCGTGGTGTGCGCGTGCCCGGCGATCCGCTCCGCTGCCTGCGCCCCGAGGGCCTGCACCCGGGCGTCCCCGGAGTACACGGCAGTGGCCGTCCCCGGGGTGGTGGTGCCCGTGAGCGGGTCGTAGGTCTCGGTGGTCAACGGCCTGGTGATGGCCACCGTCGCGGCCATCGCCGACGCGAGAGTAGGCGCATGCCGGGCCACCAGTGCCCCGTGCACCACCGTCGTGTTCGGCAAGGGAGACATCAGCCCCCCTGCAGGTACTCGGCGAGCTCGGTGTCGGAGGAGTACCCGGCCCACCGGTCGAAGTCCACGATCTCCAGGCCCACCTCGTCGCCGTCGGCGTTGACCGCGGCCTCCTCGGCCTGGGCGCGCAACTGCTTCGCCCGCTCCCGCAGCTCCCGGGCGACCGCGGGTCCGTCCGTCGACAGATCCTGGGTCTTGATCTTCTTGGAGACCAGGGCCTCGGAGGAGGCGATGAGTTCCAGGGCCGTGGCCGCGGCACGCCGCACGTCCGATGCCTCCAGGGTGAGGAGCGCGGTGATGTCCGCGTCCTCCAGGAGGTGGTTGTCGACGTCGTTGTCGGGGACCAGGAGCCGCACCTGACCCTCAGGCGTGCTGACGTCGTAGGTGAAGGCCACAGCCCATCCCCTCCCTCATTGTCCGTTGACTTCTCCCCGCCCTAAAGGACGGGGATTCTCGGCCTCGCGGCCGGGGGTTCCTGTTTCGCAGCAGACCGCGCGGATGGTTGCCCACCGTGTCTGACGTCCGCTCCACAGGCATACACCCCGAGGTCGGGGTGTGCCGCCAGCCCGGCGGCAACGATGTTCTTCGCGGCGTTGTGGTCCCGGTCGTGCCGGGCGCCGCATGCGGGGCACGTCCAGTGGCGTGTCCCGAGGCTCAGGGCAGCGAGCAGGTGCCCGCACGCCGAGCACGTCTTCGAGGACGGGTACCAGCGGTCGACCACTACAACGGTCCGCCCGTACCAGGTGGTCTTGTAGTCGAGCATCGACCGGAACTCGGCCCACCCGCTGGACGCGATCGACTTGGCCAGGGACCGGTTGCGGACCATCCCGGAGACGTTCAGGTCCTCGACGGCGATCACGTCGAACCTGCGGACCAGGTCCGTGGAGGTCTTGTGGAGGAAGTCCCGGCGGGCGTCGACCACCCTGGCGTGTGCCCTGGCGACCTTCACCCTGGCCTTCGCACGGTTCGCGGAGCCCTTCCGTTTCCGGGCGAGTTGCCGCTGGTAGCGGGCCAGTCGCTTCTCGTGCCGCTGGTAGTCCCTCGGGTGGGGGATGTGGTCCCCGGTCGACAGGACGGCGAAGTCCTTCAACCCGAGGTCTACCCCGACGGCCCGCCCGGTTGGTGGGAGCGGCTGAACAGTGGGGTCCTCCACGAGGATCGACACGTGCCAGCGTCCCGCGCAGTCCCGGGACACCGTCACACTCGACGGGACGGTCCCGTCGGGCAGTGGACGGGACCACGCGATCGCCAGCGGGTCGGTCATCTTCGCGAGTTTCAGTTGCCCGCCGCGCCAGGTGAACGCCGACCGGGTGTACGTCGCGGACTGCCGTCCACGGCGGGACTTGAACCGCGGGTACCGGGCGCGTTTGGCGAAGAACGCCTGGAACGCCGTGTGCTGGTGCCGCAGGGCCTGCTGCAACGGCACCGACGACACCTCCGCCAGCCACGCGAGATCGGACTGGCGTTTCATGGCGGTCAGGGCCCGGTCGGTCTCCGCGTACCCGACCGTGCGGCCCTCTGTGTGGTAGGCGCGGTGCCGTTCTTCGAGGGTCCGGTTCCACACGACACGGATGCACCCGAACGTCCGGGCAAGCATCTGTTCCTGCACGGGCGTCGGGTGGAACCGGTACCGGAACGCCCTCTGCACTCTTACAGGATACCCGCCGCGACCGTAAGGGGCTGCTCATGACGCGCCAACCACTGCAGCCATTCCTCCCGGCCCTGAAGGACCGGGCTTCCTGGCACTACCCCCGGTGATGACCTGGTGGTGCCGGCCCGGTTCCTCGTCGCCGGGCCGGCGTACCGGCTCCGCCAGGGACACGACCCGGCGGGACACCGGCTCCGCCAGGGACACGACCCGGCGGGACACCGGCTCCACCAGTCCCACCCGGCCAGGCGGAGGTGCCATGGCCGGGCGGGCATCCCCCGGGGCGGGACCGGCGCCGGGGTGCACGGCACCGGTCCCGCTCACCATCACGACCCGGCGTCAGCCGTGCCGTCGCTGGCGACCGACATCTTCGGGTCCATCAACGTCCCGCCCAGGACGTGACGGACCTTGTACCTCGTGGAGTCGGTCTCGAAGTCCCCGTCCTCCACCGGCGCCAGGCCCCCGCCGATGCGCAGGGAGTCCGGGGCCTTCACGAACACCTGCGGGGTGTCGTTACCCCTCAGGAACCCGACCTCCATGGCGGGCCGGCCCGCAGCCGACGACGCCGTCAGGTACCAGGCCGTGGACCCCGACGTGGTGTCGAGAATCGGCAGCCACGGGTTCACGACCAGGTCGATGCGGTTGCGCATCCAGTTCGCGGTCCGCAACTGGTCGTTGCCGGTGCCCGCCCCGCCGCCCGTGGCGGCGAGGATCTCCACCGCGTTGAGAATGTTCCGGGCCGTGACCTCCAGGGCCGGCGGCACGATCAAGTTCACCCGGTCGATGAAGATCGGGTTCCCGTCGGCGTCGGTCTGCGCGGCCAACACCGTGAACGCGGTCTGCAACCCGGACACGGCCAACGCCGGATTCCCCGTCACCAGGTTCGCGTTCGCCACCGAGTAGTACGTGGCGTCGGGGCCCGTGGAGTCGACGTACAGGTTCGTGACGAACCGGTCCTCGGTGAGCCGCGCGGCCCGGCCGAGGGTCGTGGGCAGTTCCCGGAACGCGTCCAAGTCGTCGTTGACCAGGGTCTCCCACGACAGGTCGAGGATCCGCCCGTACTTGGCGACCGCGTAGGAGTACTCGCCCTCGGACAGGCCGGCCTCGGGGTAGCCGGCCCGGGACTTCACGGTGTCCAGGACCGCGGCCCCGCCGTCAACGTAGAACCGCTTGACCGTCCGGAAGTCCCGGACCGTGCCGCGCTTGGCGTAGGAGCCCCACTGGGACGGCCAGTCCATGTAGGCGCCCAGGAGCTGCCGGTCGATGACGTCGGCGAACAGCAGCGGGAAGTCGGCCGTGGACATGGCCTCCTTGAACTGCAGCGCCGCGTACTCGCTGCCGGACAGGACCCGCTCGTACAGGTGCATGGCCTCCAGGAAGTGCTCCCCGTACCTGGGGTTCTTGGCCTTGCGTCGCTCCACCATGGCCCTGGAGGAGCGGCCGAAGCTCTCCCGGACCCATTCGGGGCTGGCGTGGCGCGCGTCGATGGTGCCCTCTGCCGGCAGGACGTTGAGGGTCGGTGTCATGGCGTGTTTCTCCCTTCCCTCAGTAGCCGATCTTGACCTGGATGGTGTCCGTTGACCCGGATGTGATCGCCTCCAGGGCGTAGCCGAACCGGACACCGTTCGTGTTGTCCTTGTTCACCTTCACGGTGGCTGCAGTGTCGTAATACAAGATGTCGCCGGCGGCCACCGCGACGTTCCCGGCGTTGTTCTCGGCCTTCACCGACAGGTCGAACACCCCGTCGGTCTGCACCGTCGTGACACCGGCGTCGTCCTCGTCGGTGAGCGCCACACCGGGGATCTGCCCGCACAGCACCGGGTCACCCGAGGACGGGGTGGTGGGCGCCGTGCACGTCAGCGGGATCGCCGATCCTGACTTGTAGATCCTGTTGATCGCCATCGGTCAGCGTCCCTTCGCCGCGGCGGCAGCCGCGGACTCGCTCAGGCCGGCAGCACGGAAGATCCGGGCGGTCTCGGCCTCGATGTCGGAGGCGGACATGCCGTCCCCACCGGACTCGCCGAGACCACGGACCTTCCCGGCACCGGCGCGTTCCAGGACCCGCGCCCACGTGGCCCGCCGGGCCTCGACCGCGGCACCGATCGACGTCTTCAACGCCTCGGTGTCCACGGCACCGGACTCGCTGAGGGGAATGGACCGCCCCTCCGCGCCGGTGACGATGCTGCGGACCTCCGGCCAGATCTCCGACGGGAGGTCCGACTCGTCCAGGGCCGCGTCGATGACCGGACCGGACGCGATGATGGCCTTGAGGCGCCGGTTCTCGGTGACCGCCTCACGGGCCTGCCGTTCGGCCTCGACGAGCCTCGCGGAGTTGTCACCGAGCCGTTCCAGTTGTGCTCGGGCCTCGGCCAGGTTGGCCCGCGCCTCGGCGAGCGCGGCCTCAGCTGTCAACGTCCGGGCTGCCGCCTCCCGCAGGGAGGCCAGCTCGGCGTCGGAGGTGGTGTTCTCAGCCATGCGGCTGTCTCCTTCACGGGATGGTTGCGACTCCGCCACCGGGCCGGTGGGGGATGCCTGTGCTGGCCCGGGGACGGCGGGCGGGTCCGTGGCGGCCTCTTCGGCGGCGACGGGCGTGTAGGTGGTGGTTGCTCGGACCTCGACCCGCTCCCCGGACAGGGCCAAGGCCCCGGCGGCGGCGGCGACGTAGGTCTGCCGGTACAGGCATGTGGCGTCGGCGCCCTCCACCCGGAAGATCACCTCGGTGTCGGTGTGGTCCTCGACGTAGGTCCACGTCTTCTCCGCCGCGTAGGTCTCGCGGACCAGGGCGTCCAGGGCGGTGCGCAGGCTGTTGGCGGTGTGCCCGCCGGGCAGGGACTCGGCGACCTCCGCGGGCTGTTCACCGGGCTCGGCCCAGATGTCGCGGCCGTACAGGTGCGGGGCGTCGGCCTCCACGCGCGCCACGAACGCGGCGAGCGCTTCCCCGACGGCCGACGACAGGCAGATCCGTTCGTCGCGGGTCAGGCGGCCCTCGCCGTACATGCGGTCCGCGAGCGCCGTGAAGTGGGAGTGCATGCCGGCTTCGAGCCAGGCGCCGATGTTGCGGGCCTCCCGCAGGTGCTCCTGGCGTGCGGACTCCAGGAGGGCCACGATCGCCCCGCCGCGCCCGGCTGCGGTCACGAAGTCGATGGAGTGGACCTCGGTGATGCGGGTGATGATCTGCCCTGTGCGGCCTTCGGCCTCCCCGGGCTCGGCTGTACCCGATGCCCGGATCGACACCCCGATGTAGGGGGCCTGCTCGGCGAGGACCTCCCGGTGCGGCGCGAACGGCTGCACCTCGGCCATCAGGGCCTGCTCGTCTGCGTCCCACGTGGCGGTGGTGACAGTGACGGCGGCGAGGTCCTTCACGGACCGTTCGGGCCGCTCGTAGGCCTCGGTGTCGGTGGGGTGATCCAGGTACATGTGGGTGCCGGGGGGCACAAGAGCGGAGCGGCCGACCTGTTCCAGGACCTTCGGCCCGTAGTAGCCGGACGACCCCCAGCCGGGGGTGATGACCTTGATGCGCATCCGGCGCCCCGACTGCTTCGGGGCCTCCGTCAGGGTCAGGGGCGTGGACTCGTGGAGGCGGGTCACCTCGGCCAGGGAGGTCGTCACCGGGATCACTCCTTCGGGGCTCGGGCTTGGAGGTCGGTGACCGACCGGGCGTGGTAGGAGTCGCGCCACCCCTCGGTGGAACGGCGCACGGACAGGTCATCCCAGGACGCGGTGCCGTCGCGGAGCATCCGCAGCCGCGTGGGGCCCATCACGGCGAGCTGGTCGCCCTCGGGCATGGCGCGGAACGCGGTGCGGGCGTCAGGGATCGCCGACGGCGGCTCGTCGATGTCGAAGCCGAGTTCCCGCCACGACTTCGTGACGGGTGCCCTGCTGCACCGCCCGGCCTGGTGGTCCAGGGGACCGGGGTCGGTGGCCGGGTAGACGGTGCCGTGCAGGCTCCAGCAACTCGGGCACGTGCGTGGACCGAGTTGCGCTACCCACTGCCACCTGTCAACCAGGTCCGGGTTGGCCTTGTCCTGGGCCAGGGACGCCGCACGGTGCGCGTCGAGGATCTCCGTGCGGGCGATCGTCATGGCCCGGGTGAGGCCCCCGGCGAACCCGTCCTGGGCCTGGGCGACCATGCGCCGCGCGGCCTCACGCGGGTTGTCCCCGAGGGTCACGGCGCGCACGATCGAGTTCTTCATGGCCTCGGTGGCGGACGCGGTCAGTGGCGCGGTGACCGCGGTGATCTGCTGCGTGGACCGCTCCACGATCGCCTTGACGGCCTCGGGGTCGACCCGGTTGAACACGGCAGACAGTCGGGCCTGGTCGGGTAGCTGGGACTGGATGAGGACCTCGGAGTCGGCGGCGACCCGGGAGGTCACGCCCTCCAACTCGTTGGTGATCCGGGCCCCCGTGTACTGCACGGCCTCGTCGAGACCTGCCCGGGCCACGTCCAGTGCCCGCACGGCGCGGTCGATGCGCGCCAACTGCCGGCCGGTGGGTAGTTCCCCGGCGTCGGCGAGGCGCTCGATCTCCGCCGCCAGCGCCTGCCACTCGCGGGCGACGACGGTCCATGACCGGGCCCAGGCTCGGACGAGGTCGTCGGTGGTGGTGTCGACGGTGTGGGCGAGTTGGATCCGCAGGGAGTCCAGGAGCCGCAGGGTGGTGGCGGTGGCCGCCACGGGTCACTTCCGGCGGCGCTGCGCGCGGGTGGTGCGCCGCGGCTGGGTGCGCGGGGGAGTGGGCTCCTCGTCGCCGTCGTCACCGGTGTCGCCTGCGGCCGGCTCATCCTCGGGCTCTTCGTCGCCTTGTTCGGTGGCGGCGGGAAGTGCCGGGGCCGGGACGTCACCGCGGTCCAGGGCGGCCTGCATCGCAGCCGCGCCCGGGGACGGGTCCGGGCCGATCCACCGGCCCTGGTCGTCGACGAGTTTGCTCAGGATCCCGTCGACGTCCTTCACGCCGAGGGCCTCCAGTAGCAGCCGGACGATGACCTGCTGCGGGACGTGCGTGGTGGAGTCAGCCTCCACGATGGCCTTCACGACGACGGCGACGTCGATGTCGTCGAGGTCCGGCCAGGCGATGTCGATGGTCGGGTCCCCGTCACCGTCGAGGGTCACGGTCTCCCGGCCGGTCTCGTCCCGCTCCGCCTTCCCCTTCAGGGGCCCCTGGGGGGCCTTCACGGAGCAGGCGATGACGTAGGTGAGGACCTGGTGCAGCAGGTCGGTCCACAGGCCGCGGCGCTGCTGCATGGCCCGCTCAGTGGGGGTGTCGAGGGTTTCGGCGGTCGCGCGGGCACCGGTGGTGCCCGGGTCGCCGAGGAGCATCGTGACGGGCACGTCCAGGGCGGCGGCGACCATCGCGGCCAGGGGCCGCCCGGAGTCGGAGTCGATGGTGGCGCCGGTCTTCGGGACGGCCTCCAACGCCATTTCGGGGGTGAGGAGCGCGGTGGCCCCGACGCGGCGCGGTTCCCCGCTGTAGGTGTCGGTGCCGGGGTTCGCGGCGACCTTCGCCTTGACCTGCGCCTGCTTCGAGCCCTTGGAGGTGAGCCGCCACGCGAACCGGGACAGGGCCTTGACGAGAATCGCCCAGTCGGACAAGAAATCCCGGTAGGCGCTTGCCCAGTCGACGGCGGCGTAGGCGTCACCCACGCCCCACTTCCACCCCAGATGCGCGTTCACCTTCAAGTGCGCCACCGGCGCGTCCCACATGACCTCGCCGACCTGCCCGTCGGACAGTCCACGCATCGTCGACGGCCGGTACCGCGGGGAATGCCCCAGCGCCGGGTAGAACGCGATCCGGCGCCGCTGGATCAGGGCACCCGAGGACTGGTCCCTCGACTCCTCCCACCAGTCCCGCCGGTAGAACCACGGCTCCGAGGCGTCCTCCGGGTTGCACACCACATCGGAGATCTCGTCCCACGGCAGGACCCGGGCCTGAACCTTCCCCACCCGGGGCGCGGTGAACAACGAGAACAGCAGGTTCCCGTCCGTGCCCAGGGCCCGCTCGTTCGCCTCCCGGGCCTGCGCGCCCGTGAACGCACGCTGGTTCCCTGGGTCGTTCAGGAACGCCTTCACCACGTCGTTGACGTCGCTGTCCCGGGCGGTGATCGACACGCCCTGGCCCCACACGTACGCCTGCCGGATCCCCAGGCCCCGCTTGATCAACGGGTTCTTCGCGGCCATCGCCCGGCACACCGCGGTGATCTGCCGCATGCCCTCCCGCGTGAACTCCTGGTCCGCGTGGGCCGTCAGCAACTGCCAGTGCGGCTCGTACATGCGCTGCTCGAGGTCTGTCAGGGACTCGCGCAGCCAGTCCGTGTTCGCCTGCTCCCGACGCAGCTCCTCGGCGAGCGCGGTCCTGCCCGTGGCCCGGTACCAGGTCTCCCGGATCCGTGTCGGCACAGCCACCACGAGGGGGTCACCCCCCCTGGTCAGAACAGGCTGATGTCGTAGGCGGCCAGGGCCTCGTCGAGGTCCTCGGACTCCACGATCCGATCCGGGGGCAGGACATGCGCGTAGGCGAGCATCGCCGTGTCCCCGCGGTCAGGGGACGGCTGCCCCCGCTTGCGCATGTCGTCTTTCGACTCGATCAGGACCTGCCCGCGCGAGGTGTACTTGTACTGGACCGCGGCGAGTTGCGCGGCCAGCTCGTCGTCATCGGGGTCGATGTCGATGTCGCCGTCCTCGAACCGCTGCCGCAGCCCCCACCACCACTCGGCGCGGGCGTTCGCGAAGTGCTCGGAGTCGATTGCCGCTGCACCGGACTGCATGTCGAGGACGTCGTGGCCGTTCTCCACGAGTTGGTCGACGACCCCTGCACCGACCCCCACGCCGTCGACACGGACCTCGTCGACGTGGTGTTCGGCCTTCGCGGCGATGACCCGCCCTGTGGTCTCGGTGGTCCGCTGCTTCGCGTGGTCTCCGATGACCCGGAACACCGGGCCCTGGGCGAGGCCGAGGACGGTGCGGTCGGAGCCGAACCGGGCGACGTCCACGGCCAGGACGACCCGCGGCCCGGGGGACAGGTTCGCGAGCTGCGCGGCGGTGATCCACCGGGGTGCGATGAGGGTGGTGTCGCCGATCTCGGGGAACTCCCCGAGGACCTTCGACGCCCACAGCGGCGAGTTCTCACCCCACCGGCGGCGCTTGTCCTCCACCCACTCCGGGTCCATGAGCAGGGGCCGGATGCCGGCGGGGATCGGCTCGTCGGTGAAGTTGGGGGTCTCGAACGCGGAGATGGAGATGTGGTGCCACCCGGACCCGGGTTTGGACACGGCCCCGAACTCGGTGCCCGGGTCGTCGGGGTTGCCGATCGCGAGGATCCGGCAGTCGACGTTCGTGGTGATGGCCTCGACGGCGGTCCACAGTTGCTTCGGGACACCGCATGCCTCGTCGATGATGACCAGGACATAGCGGCGGTGAATGCCCTGGAAGCCGTGCTCGTCGGTGTCGGCGGGCTTGCGGCCCCATCCGGTGAGGATCCCGTCGATGGTCCAGTTGTCCGACAGGGTGACATTCCCGGGTAGCTCACCGCGGCGGTGCTGCTTACGGATCTCCTCCCACAGGATGGCGTGGACCTGCGGGTAGGAGGGGGCGGTGGAGACGACGAACGCCTCACCGACGGGGTGGGTGTCGACCCACCATCCGGCGAGGACCCCGGCCACATAGGACTTCCCTGAGTCGTGGCAGGAGCGGACGGCGGTGCGCCGATGGTCCCGGACGGCTTCGACGACGTCACGCTGCTTGGACCACAGGTGGACGCCGAGACGGTCCCTGGCCCATGCGACGGGATCGTCGAGGTACGGGGACGGTTTCGGGGGCTGGAAGCGCCTGGCGGCTGCGGAGAATGCGTTGGGCGCGAGGAGGGTCACGGGAGGCCCCCTGCGGGGCGGTCTTCACCACCCTGATCACATGATGTGACCTCATCCCCTCCCGGGGCAACGTGGCGGCCTGTTCCTCGGCGTGTCGCACCGGAACTGGCCTTGGAGGAGCGGGCCCTGGACTCGGCGGTCAGGACGTCGAGCTCCAGGTACAGGGGCTGGAGGCGGCCTTTGCCGTTGTCGGGTCGCTGCCAGGCGACGGCTGCGATGAGGCCCCGCTGTGCCCATTTGCGGACCCGGTGTTCGCGGACCCCGGCGGATTGCGCGGCCTCGGCGGTGGTGAGGAGCCGCGTCGCCGGGTCCCACTCCCATGCCCTGTCAGTCGCCGTGGGCATCGCTGGTTCCCGTGCGCGCCCCGCATGCCGGGCAGCGGTGGAACTGGACGGCCGGGAAGGGGGGGATCTTGCCGTGGACCTGGGCGACGTACTCGGTTGTGGCGAGGCAATTGTCGGCGCCGATGGCTGGGTAGCCGTCCTCGTCGAGGACCAGGTAGTGGGAGATCGTCACCGTGTTCGAGGCACGGTCGACGTCGAACACGGTGGGGATCGCGATCCGGTTGAGGTCGAGAGGCGGATCAGTGTCGAGGGACTTGAGCCACGCGACCCAGTGCCCTCCGCCACCGGCGATGGTGGTGTCGACCTGGGGGATGCCAGTGTTCATGACCCTGATGCCTCCAGTTCAGCGGCGTACACGCGGGTGAGGAGCCCGTACTCCTTCTCGTGCCACCGGTTGCGGCACGCCCTGCATTCGACGTAGTCCGACCCGTCCTTGCGGGCGAGGGCTTTCCTGTCGCACACGGGGCAGACCACCCCGTCCATGCGGTGCTCCAGGTCGTCGATGCCCGCTGCGACCACGGCCCGCCGGTGCAGGACCAGGGCGGTGCGTCCGTCGTCCACGGCGCCTGGGGAGCACAGCCACGGCGTCGCGTTCGCCGTCAGGTACCCGACGGCGTCGGTGAGGACCCGGTGCCGCTGGGTGGTGCGGGACGCGTGCCCCAGGTGGGCGCGCAACCGGTCCTCCGCGGCGGTAGCCCACCGGATCACCTCGTCGACGAGGTCCCACGCCGGCGACGGCGACGGGGAGCCGTCGACGGTGGCGCGCCTCGTGCGGTCCGTGTCGCCGTCCGGGGCCTCGACACGGCCGGGGGACAGGTGCACGCACGCCTCGGTGAGGCCCTGGACGGCGTCGACGATCCGGTCCTGGCATGGCCGGCACCACACCGGCAGGCCGGGCACGTCGCACCTGTGCCCGTCCCTGGTGGGCCCGGGGCACGCCGACGCCGTGCACGGGCAGTCCGGGGCCCCGCACGGCACCTGGCAGGTGCAGGGCCCGGCACCGGCCCGGCACAGGCCGCACTCGTCGGTCACGCCGCATCACCTGCCCCCGGGACGCGGCCCCCGTCGAGGCACTGGAGCATCGTCACGACCCTCGCGGTCGCGACCTCGTCTCCGTCGTGGCCGAGTTCGTGGAGGAGCCACTGCAGGCCCTGCGCGAGGAGTTCGCCCTGCTGCTCGGCGAGGCGCACCTGCCGTTCCTGGACCCCGGCGTCCAGGGCGGCTTTGGACACGACCGACAGGTGCTTGCGTTCCTCCTGGTAGAGGCGCCACCACAGGTGCACGGCGGGCCCAACCTCGGTGACGGTGGTCGTGCCGTCCTGGTCCTCGGTGCGGCGCACGAGCCGGGTCCCGCGGATCAGTGCGTCGGGGGCCAGGTCAACGATCCGCGTCCGGAGCCACTTCACGGCACCGGAGCTGCGACGGACCTCCTCGAGGAGTGCGGTGGCGGGATCCACGTCGTCGTCGAGGTGGTGTCGGGCAACCGCTTCCCGTGCAGCCTCCTCCACCCGGCGTTTCTCCGCGGCCGCCAGCGCCTGCGGGGACAGGCCACCGTGGTGGCTGCACACCTGCTGCCCACGGAGCGGGTAGGCCATGCACGGCTGCGCGGGGTCGGCGGACTTGTGCCCGGCGCATCGAGGGTGCGGTTCACCTGCCGCGCACAGGGGACACCCCGGCGGCTTCCTACGCCTGGCCACGTAGGCAATGGTCACCTACGTCGGCGACACCCTCCCGGGTGTCCGTCTCATTCGGTCGGGAAGTACACCTCTGTGCCGTCCTCCCTGGTCACAGCGAGGCCCGCGGCCTCCTGCCACCGTCGGCAGATCACGTCGCAGTACCCGGGGTCCAGTTCGATGACCCTGGCCTTGCGGCCGGTCAGCTCGCAGGCGAGGAGGGTGGTCCCGGATCCGCAGCACGGGTCCGCGACCAGGGCACCGCGCCGGGTCGAGTTGGTGAGAGCCCGGGTGACGAGGTCGACGGGTTTCATCGTCGGGTGTTCCGTGGACCGCTTCGGTCGGGGGACCTCCCACACGGTGTCCTGGGTGCGGTCGTCGAGGGCGTGGTGCGCGGCACCGGGGGTCCACCCGTAGAACAGGGGCTCATGCCGGTAGTGGTAGTCGGAGCGGCCCATCACGAACTGGTCCTTCACCCAGATGAGTTGCTGCCGGTACACGCCAAGCCGGTGGAGTGCCTGGCCGAAGATCAGGTTCAGCGGCCTCGACGGGGCCGCTACGTACCAGGCCGCACCGGGCCGGGTGGCCGCGATGGTCCGGTCGAGGAGCAGCCCGATGAACGCCCGGAGACCGTCCTCGTCCAGCGCGTCGTTCTCGATGGTGAGGGCGTCGGCGGTCTTCCCGACGTAGGCGACGCCGTACGGGGGGTCGGTCCACACCATGTCGACCTTCGCCCCGCCGAGGAGCGCGTCCCATGTGCCCTGCACGGTGGAGTCCCCGCACACCAGCCGGTGGTCACCGAGGACCCACACGTCCCCATGCCTCGTGACCGGCTCCGCCGGGGGGGCGACGTCCTGGTCGTCGACATCCTCGGCCGACATACCACTACCGTCCCCGGAGATCCCCCCCCATAGGCACGGTCGAGCAGGTCCGTGTAGGAGTCCGCATCCCACCCGGTACCGGCCAGGCCCCCGTCCGCCGACGCCGCGTCCAGCAGCGCGAGGAGCGCGGCGTCATCAAACCCACCGGAGCCAGGCCGCGGATTGTCCACCAGGTTGATCCTGCGGGCCTCCGTGTCATCGGCCTCGATGACCTCCAGCCGGATCATGGCGGCCCCCTTGCGGCGGAACGCGTCACGGGTGCCGTGCCCGCACAGGAGTTGCAGCCCGCCACCGGGCAGGGTGCGGGCCACGATCGACCGGTACTGGCCGTTCAGTGCAGCGGACTCCCCGAGGACCTCCTCGTCGTGGAGCCGGGCGTTGCCCGGGTAGTCCTCGGGGAGGTCGATCGGCACGGTCCGGGTTTCGAGGTATCGCATCGGTTCCTCCGCAGGTCACGCGCAGCCGGTGACGAGCCTCCACGCCTGCCCACCGACGCACTGCTCCGCCTCCATCCTCGGCATGACCACGGTCCACGGGGGACCCACGTCGCCTTCGACGGTGACGCGCCCGGCACCCGGCCGGGTCGACGTCCACGGCTCGACCGGAGGGTCGTTGTGTGCCGTCACGACGTCCGGGTCCTGGTCGACGTCCGTCACATAGCCAATGACCGGGTTCGCCCCGGGCCGGGCGTACACGGTGCCCGCGATCACGAGGCCGGCGACGCAGGTGACGGCGAGCGCGGCAAGGACAGCGTCCACGCCCTGGGAGCGCAGCACCGCTGCGGTCTCCTTGGCCACGGCGGTGGTCTCGTGCCGGGCCTGCGCCCATGCCCTGTGCCAGCCGCGAGGCCTGGCGGTGAGGATGCGGCGCCCCGGTGGGCGCCGGACCCGGTACGCGCGGACAGCGGCACGGCCCACGGCCCTCTGCAGCATCACGATGTCCTCTCCACGGTGGGGTTCTCGATGGGCGGCAGGGGAAGCTCGTGGACGGCGACCACGCGCCATGCGTCTGGGAAGCCGCTACCGGGCCGGTTGGCCCGCGCGCACTCCGCGTCGGCCTCCGACCGAAGAGGACTGACGATCCCGCTCCACGAGCGCATCACCGGTCCACACCCGGCGGGCCTCCCGACGACCATCCACCCGACCGGCTCCGGGATGGTGGCCTCTAGTTCGACGGTGTCCGCGGGCGGGGACCATCCGTCGCGGACCAGGTCCTCCAGGACGGTCATGGCCTTGTCGAGGGTGGTCCCGGTGACGGAGGCGATCCCGGTGACGGAGGCGATCCCGGTGAGGGCCTTCATCAGGGCGGCTTCCCGGGTGTCCAGGCTTTCGGACGCACCACTCGGCGCCATCACTGCTCTCCCGTCCTGTAGGTGATCGCGTAGCCGGGGACGCCGAGCCCGAAGTCCGGGTCGGCCGACGCCGGGCGCAGCGGCGCGCACAGCGTCATCTCGTCGACCGAGCACGTCGGATGCGCAGGGGACATGCCAGCCGGGACACCGCACCACCGGAACTTCTCACCACACCCGGCGCAGGCCACCAGCACGTCAGCGGAGTACCCGACCACAGTCGGGTCGCCGTCAGAGGCCGTGAGCCGGTTGACCTCCACGACGGCCTCGAACTGCTCGTGGGGGCACGCCCGGTCCGGGTCGGCGGGCGGCGCGGCCGCGATGTACTGGAAGTCCTCGCCCAGGAGCCACCACCCGCGGCCCATCGGCCCGGCGTGGATCCACGCCTGGGTCACGGCAGGGTCAGTGCCGGTATCCAGGTGCCACTTCCACTCCCGGGCCTCGACGGGATGGTCATGGCACCACTGGTGGCACGGGCGGCACGCGGCGAGGAGGTTGCTGGGGGTGAGTTTCCCTCCCCTCCCGGAGGAGACCCGGTGGGATGGGTCCACGGCCCTGCCGGTGCACCCCTGCGTGCGGATCTCGCACCAGCCACCGGCCCGTTCCAGGACCTGCGTCTTCACGGGGTCGCGGGTCACGGGAGCCCACCCCCGACGGCGACGTCCTCGACGGGCCGGCTGCTGTACACCGCGTCCACGTCAACGGGGTGGTCGGCGGCCGGGTCCCGGCACAGGGGATCCCGGCACCAGTGGAGCCCGGCGTACGTCACCCCACCGTCGGCGACCAGCGCAGCGCACGCCAGGCCCCGGGCGAGCGCGTTGAACGCCTCCCCGGAGTGCTTCCCGCCGAACTGCATGTCGTCGCCGTGGGTCGCAAGGATCGTCGCGGCGCGCTTCGCCTCACCGACCAGCCACGCCACGGGACGGTCCCGGACCTCCGCGATGTGGAACGGCACCGTGAACCGCAGGGTCTCCCCGAGGACCACGCCCCGGTGCCCCTGCCCGGTCACGGCCGTCTCCTGGCCAGGGTCACGGTCACCGTGCCCGGGTCCAGGGCCGCCACCGCGGTGATGTCCCACCGGTCCGTGGCTAGCACCTGCCACTCGTCGCCGCGCATCACCCGGTCCGTGGGCGCCGACCACACCCCAGGGTCGGTGTACCGGCGGGCCACGACCGCCTCGACGTGGTGGTCAGCGGACTTGAGGATGTGCTGCTGGTCGTAGGGGGACGCGACGCGCAGGAACCACAGGACCGCGCCCCGTGGAACAGGGGACGCGTGCAGGTCCGGGTCGGCGAGGTACGCGGCGAGGAACCGGCGCCATTCGTCGACCGTGGACGCCGGGACGTCCAGTTCGCGGCCGACGAGGTCGGGGGGCTGCCACGCCCGGTGCTCGACTTCGACGGTCACCTGCCTCACATCCCGTTCATCTGCGTCGGGGAGGGGGTCGTCGACCTCGGCGGCGGGTCAACCGGGTCGACCGTGCACGCCGTGAACGGCGAGAACGTCTCGGCGTGCCGCCACTCGGCCTCGTCGCTCAACGCGACGGTGGTCTTGAGCATGTTCCGCGTCGAGTTCCACGGATGGCGTTCGTGCTGGACCCGGTCGAGGCGGCCGGTGAGGGTCATGCCCCCGTGGGTGAACGTGATGACGTGCCCGAGGTGGGCTGCGGTCAGGTCACCGAGGATCACGACTCGCCCCGCTCCACCTCAGCGGCGCGGCGCAGCAGTGCCGCGCCGAGCTCGTCGACGGCGCCGGTGCGGATCGCCATGTCCGCGGCGGCCCGGTACGCGGCTGCCGCGGTCTCCCGGCGGGCCACCTCCACGTCGACGGCGACCCGGCGTCGCTCCGCGGCCCGCACCAGCGCCGCGTACCCCTCGGTGTGTTCCGACGTCAGCCCGCACCCGTAGTGCGCGCAGCGGGCCGTGTCACCGTCGAACCACGCCTCGGTGTGCCCGGGGACCAGGCACGCCCACACGAGGGGGTCGGGTGGTGGTCGCAGGGGCTGGTTCACGGGGCGGCTCCCGGGCTCGGATCGGGTTGGGGTACACCCCTGATCCTCAGCCGGTGAGGCGACACCCTCCGGGGCCCGCGAGCGCAGGCGACGCGGGGGGGGCGGTGGCAGGCCGCTACTCGTCGATCGTGATCCGCGCACCGGCCGGGAGCCGGATCGTCACCGTCCTGGGCGGGTCGGTCAGATGCGCACCAGGGGGCAGACGCGCCCCGGCGAGAAAGTCCAGGACCGGGACGTCCAGGGCAGCGGCGATCACCACCAGTTCGTCGACCCTCACCGGCCGACCGCACTTCCTGCCGTTGGACATGCCGAGTTCCAGGTTGGTGATGATGGTCTTCGTGCACGGCCAACTGCACGGCCAGCCGAGGGCCGTGCACCGGGCGGCGAGCGCCGCGCGGGTCATGCCGCGGCTCTCCCGCTCCTGCCGGACCCGGCGGGCCACGTGATCAGAGATGGCCATCGGACATCACCCGTCGTAGTCAACGGGCCCTGTCGAGCCCGGTCGGCAGGGGGACATGTGCGGCAAGGGTGGACTGGGATCGGCCCGCCTGTGCCACCAGCGACGCCGGACCAGTCGCTCGTACGGGGTGGCGTCGAGGGACCCACCCAGGAGCCTGTAGGTGCCCGGGTGCGCCCTTGCGGCAGCCTGGGCGAGGACGGCCCGCTGGATGCCGTGCACGTGGCCGATGAGTTCGGTGAGGTCCGCGTGGCGTGACGGGCCCTGTCCGACCACCCGGCCGAGGATGTTGGCAAGTTCCCCGGCGAGGTGAACGGCGTGCTGTTCTTCCGCGGTCAGCAGCCCGTCCGATTGGGGATTGGTCACAGGTCCAGCACCTCCTCCGGGTCCAGACCCGCGGCACGGACCAGGCGCTCCGCCTCGTCACGCCCGATCTCGTAGGACACCACGACCCGCGCACTGTCCCCGTCCGTGCCGGCAGCGTCCTGTCTGACCCTGGCGGCTGCCGCGAGCGCCCCGGACGTGTCGGGGTCCTCCGGGCCGAGACGACAGGCAAGGACGGCCCCGACCCGCTCCAACTCAGCGAGCGCCGAACCGAGGACCCCGGCGAGGTAGCTGATCCTGGCGTGTTTGACGCCGTACGCGGTGCACAGGCGCCCGTAGTCCTGCGGGGTCGGCTGCTGCTCGGGGACCGGAGCGGCGAGCGCGGCACGCATCCGCGCGACTTCCTCCAGCAGCCAGCCGACGTCGGCCTGGGATGCCTCCAGGTCACGCACGTACGGTTCGTGGTCGACCTGCTCGCACAGGTCCTGGGCGACGTTCGTGGACCGGCAGCGGACACCACGCAGGTCCTCGTCCATGCCCTCCACCCACGCGTTGGAGTCCAGCCACTCCACGCGGGTCCCACCGCCGTGGGTGTGGATGTGGTGGATGGACGGGTGTCCGCGGTCGTGGTGCTGGGTGGTGGGCCAGTCTCCGAGCCACCGGACCTCGGCGGTGCCGTCGTTCCACAGGACCCCGTCGGCGATGTGGCCGGTGCCGGAGACGCCGGTTGCGTCGCGGTCGCGGAGGAGCCGGAACCGGCGCGGACCGAGGGTGTGGCGGCGGCGCGCGAGCGCCGGGTCCACCGGGAGATCGGGCTCGGGCGGGGGAGTGGGCTGCGCCTCACCGGCGGGACAAAAGCCGTCAACGTGACGGGGGTCTGTAGGGGGGTCCATGGGTGCCGGGTTCGGGGTGGGGTCCATGGGTGCCACTCTCACCCAGGGAGGCGACACCTCAGTCCGACGTCCCCCTGCTGCTCCGGACCGCGTCCCGCTCCGGGCCGACCTGCGACTCCCACCCGACCACCAAGACAACACCCGGCAGCGGGCACACCCACCACGTGCCCTCCGCGCAGTCCCGGCGGGCACCGACCCACCATTCCCCGGGGACCAGCCCGACCCTCCACGTGACCCGCAGCCACCGGGCCTCCACACCACGCCACCGGGACACCCGCGGTCGGCGCCGCGCCACCCACAGCACCGGGACGTCCACAGCCACCAGCACGACGGCCACGACCAGCCACGTCACGGCACACCGTCCCCGGTGTCGGCGATCTCCCCGGCCGTCGCGACCCCAGCAGCAGCCGATGCCACGCCCGTCGAGGCGATCACGTCGAGGATCTCGGCCGCGAGGACGTGGAACCGGTCCCGTGAGAAACACGCGATCCGGTCATACCCGCGGGCCTTCACCAGCGCCGCGATGCGGTCCACCAGCACCGGGTCATGCGACGGGGGAGCGGCGGGGTCAGCCCGCAGCGGGTGGTCCCGGAACCACGCCGACGTCGCCGGGTCCGGGCCACCACCCGCGCACCCGTCGGGGATCCACGCCGCGGGACGTGCCTCAAGGCCGGTCACGACGGGCCACCGTCCGTGGGGGCTGGGACCCGGTTCGCCAACGGAGGCCACCCTGCGCTAGCCAGGTCCGGGCGTTTCAACGCCCAGTACCACCACTCAGCCCACGTGGCGTCCCCGAGGGCCGTGTGCCGCTCCTCCCCGGCCGGGGGCTCCACCCCGCAACGCCGGGACAGGTCCTCCGAGGACCACGGTTCCTCCACGGCCTCACCGAGGGCCTCCAGGCGCCCGGCGGCCATGGTCTCCACGCACACCGGCCGGTAGTGCCACGACGGGCAGAACCCCTCCCGGCGCAGCATCGACGCGAGAGTGCCGGTGTCGAACGACACGACGGCCCCGATCACCACAGCGCCGCGGGTCATGCGTTCCACGGTGACAGCGGCGGCGTCAGCGGTCGCCAGGTTCTCCGGCCACTTCACGTCAGGGTCCGGGTAGGAGTCGGCTGGTACGGCGCCGTTGGCCTGCGGGTGCCGCTCATGGAACCGGCCGACCCGCAGCGAGAACGGGTCCGCGTGGTGCAGGTCCAGGTCCGGCAGCGAGATGAACGTCTGCCACTGGGTGCGGTGCCCGTCCACGCCGTAGCGGATCACAGCGATGTCCCAGGGGCGGAGGAGGTCCGGGTGAAGCCCGGTGGTCTCCGTGTCGACGAAGCACAGGGGCGCCTTGAGCGCCGGGACGGTGGTCATGGGCGGGCCTTCCCGTAGCGGTCACGTGGTTGGCGTGCCCGTCCAGCGTCACC